AATTGAAGTACATATACTAACTCGTTAATTAGGGGATAATTTTTTATATTACTAAATAAAGGACTAGAATATGGAAATTGAAATATATTATTATTTGTATTAGGTAATTCAATATTATCGTCATACATTATAGTTCCTATTCCGTTATCTCCTCCTAATTCATTATATCTTGGATGAGAAGAGTCCAGTATAATACTTTTAACCCTAACGGCTTTAATAACTCCAGCTTGAATTTGTTGACTTAAATTAGCTAAAACATTATTATAAGGTGTTGAGTTATAGACATTATTTATAGCATTTTGTCCTTCTCTATATGTTGTCATTATTTTGTCTTATTATCTAGTTTTTCAATTTCAGCCATTAATTGAGCTTTATCCGCTTCAGATAAACCAAAATTATCATCAGTACTAGAAGTATTACTTAATGCGCGTTGGATAATAGTAGCTACTTTTACTAATTGTTCATCATTTTTAACATCTATTTCAAGGTATTCTTTAATAAGAGGTACTATTAATGTAGCATCACCTATATCAGTAACTAGAGGTTTAAGTTCAGAAATCAGGGAAGAGATTTGAACCGATTTCTTTTTTTGGTTATTGTAAATCTCCTCTAATAAATCGGAAAATTTCTTTTTACCAAATATTAATTTATCAAATTCACTCATATTTATATTGATTATTTATGATAAATATAAGAAAATTAGAATTTTACATAACCATATTCTAAATAAAAAGAGTAATTATCTTTAAATATATCATATAATATATTAGCTATTTTAGTTATTTTAGGTGTTTTAGCATCTATAATTTCACGTATATAAATATATAACGCCTTTTTATTAAATATATCTATATGGTCGCGTTTGCGAAATAATTCAAGTATAGCATCTGCTATTTTAGCATCATTTTCTTTAGGAAATAGTTTAAATATATTAGAAGTACAATAAATTACATATTGATTTAAAAACCAATTTAATTTATCATGAGTACTAGTATTAGAATCTATTGAATATGAATGTCCTTCATCATCATTTAAATCATCAATAGGTACTTTATCTACTCGTTTTTTATAATTTTTAGCATTAGATATAATAAGATATCGTTTTACAATAGTTCCAAAATATGAATATGCTTTAGCTCCTCTAGACGGGTCAAATAGATGTATTTTAGATAAAAGAAATGTAATTACTTCGTGTTGTAAATCTTCAATATTATCTACTTCTGTATAATAAAATTTAAAAGTATGAATAATGTTTTCTGTTAATTTGAAGAACGCTGGATGTATTCGTTCATAATAAATCTTACTCTTATCAGAGAAAGAAGTAGATGTATTATATTCTACAATGGCTGCTTCAGTATCAGCAGTAAAATACTGTACTGGTGTTTTTTTTATTTTAGCCATATTAAAAGTTATGTAATTGGTATTGATTTAGGATATCTTGAATTAATTGGACTTTTTTAAAGAACCATCCTACTTCATCATCACTTTCAAATGAACCTTTTGAATCAATTTCTTTTAATTTCTTTTGAGATTGTTCAATTGCTTCACTTACTTGAATCATATATTTTTTATATGAATATATTATATCTTCTGCTTTTTCATTCTTAGAAAGAAGATTAAAAGTCGTGTATCCTAAGACCACGACTAATATACTTAATGTTGTTATTATAATTTCTATCATAGATTAGCTAACATGTTTTTTAGACTATCACTCTTTATACTAGATAGTGCTTTCGCTTTAGTAGGAATTTTAGTATCACGTTTATTAGATGATAATGTACTATTATTTTCTGGAGATGGCAAGTTACTTTTAAACTTAGGCATGTACTCTTTCTCCCACTCAATTCTAGCAGCTAATAAATCGGCTTGATGAACAATAAATATTAATGCTGTTCTAGGTTTAGTTTCTGGTGCCCAATTAATTAAGTATGGCTTATTAGCCTCATCATACAAACCATCATGTAATTTAATAGCTAAAAATTCGTTTTTAGTATAAGTCACACCATGCTGATTTAATAAATATAAACCACGATCTGGAACAGACATAAATTCAAGTCTATCATTAAACTTATAATCTTCACCTAATTTATCTTTACGCCATTGGTCAGTCTGAGGAATATAAGATTCGTTTTCTACGTCTCCCATTTTTCCTAAATCGTGATTCATAGCTGAAAATACTAATTCTTCAATAGTATAATTTTCTTCAACTCCAAAATCAGACCATACTTTATTAACTTGAAGAGCTGCTTTAATAACACGATTAACATGCTCTACATAGCCTCCTGGAAACGCATTATGGTATTCTTTCTTATGAGACGCAGGCATTAACATGATACGTTCTGCATATGTATTATAGAACTCTTTTAATTTAGTAGCTCTAGGTTCTGAGATATATTGATCAATATAACCAATAAATTCATTCCAGTTATCCTGGATTTGTTCTGCTGATAATTTATTCATAACTTTTATTTAGGGTTTTTTATTTATTGTAATCCGAATCCTTCATCTGCTGATAATGGTTCAGATTGAATAAGTGATTTTACTTCAGCAATTGTTTCTTCTAATTCATCAATAGTTTTAAGATACTCTTCAATTGGTTGAGCTCTGTTTACTATAAATTTTAAGGCTTTTAATTTACCTTCGATATTTTCTATCTTACGTGTTGTTAATTCTCTGTATCTCATAATATATGTTTATTTATAAATATATGTATATAACGTTCCTATCACCCATTATATCCATCGTTCCATCTATCCGTTTATCTTATTTCTTATTTATCCAGTATTAATACTAAATACCCGTATTAATAATATAACGTCATAATCACCTAAGGCCTAGCTTAGGATAACATTTTTTCAATTATAGTTTTAATAGGTAAAAGAAACCCACACTTTTCATAAGCTTCAGTTTCCTCAAAATATGATATAGCCATTCTAACTGATGTTAATAATTCGATACTTGCATTATTTTTTATTACTTGTAAATCTAAATCTCGTTTTATATCTATATTTTGGATAAATTCGTATGCTTTAGTGTATATAATAAACTCACCTGCGTTTTTAATATCATTGGCGTCTAAATCAGGGAAAGACGTTTTAAACGTTGTTAAAAGGGTCTTAGAAACAGCATTATTCATTATTAATTTATGAAACATACCTATCCATACTACAGGATGATTACGAAATTCATCAAAAAACTTAATTCTAGCTTTTAGATCGTCTTGATTTAGAGCATTAATTCCTAACTCATCACGACTTGACGATTCAAATAATCCAAAAATTTTGTCTACATTCATGATATAAAAGGTAAAAAGAACCCCAACGTTAATAGTTGGGGACTTAATTTAAATTACTTTACTGAATCAATTGTAACTGTATCAAAGTGAAGCGAATCTACTTTTACAGTTGTTGAATCAGTTGTTGCTGTTGATGTTGAATTGTTAGAACAAGCGGCGAATGCTGCTGTAATAATAAATAATGCAATTGTCTTTTTCATGTTTGTTTTAAATTGTTAATTAATAATATAATATAAATGCTTTTAAACTCCAAATTTAATATCCTCTATTTTTAGACCTTTAATTGTTTTATTAAATTCTGTATTTAAATTATTAATAATAAATGATTTTACTGCTTCACCTTCTTTACCGTTATTAAAGTTTTTTCTTAAACCTGCTGCAAATGTTTTCCAATCAACCCTCCAAAGTATTTGTTTAGATTTAAGGATATTTAATAAGGTCCTAAAGTTTCTATTTGATTGAGAATAAGTAGTTATCTCTGTTAATCTACGATTTTGTGCAAATTCGTTTAATAGTAAAGATATTTTTAATATAGTATAATCATTTATAACTAAATTTGATATCATTTCTACTCCTAACTTAATATTAGTTTTATCTTCACTAAAGATCATATCTCTTAAAGTAGACTCATATTCATCATCTAATTCAATTCCTTCTTGATTTAAAGACTCAAATAATGTTTCATCAAATACTAATTTTACTTTAGGATTTTTAGATAAGAATAATAATAATTCTATAAAATCTGTTAATCTAGCATTTCTATATAAATCTACAATACAACCTTTTACAATATAAGAATTAGAAATAAAATCAGTACCCCAGTCTGCATCTGTTTTTATATTATTATTTAATTTTTCAAGGTAAGGTGGTATACAATAAAATTGATTTTTATCATAAGCATCAGGTAATAGATTTGGATAATATTCATTAAATTTAATAGTTTTATTTATTCTTCCAGCTAAATCTTTATTTACAAAAGTAATATTTTCCAATGTAATTCCAGGAATCAATTCATTGAAAATTTTTCTACTCATAATAATACAATTACTTTGTTCTACTCTAGAAGTCCGTTTTATATTATTTTCTTTAATATATTCTTTTAATTTAAATCTAGGAACATCACTTAAACTATTTGTATGAATAGTATCTTTAGAATCTATTTTATTTTTAGAAGATTTAAACTTATTAATAATAGAAATAATTGAATTAGATTGTTCTTCATTAAGAAATTTAGGACGACTATAATTACTTGTTATTCCCCACTTATTAATAACACCTTTCCTATCATAGAAATTTAATAATGATACATCATGAGGTAAAAATAGATTATTTTTATCTTTTTTCATAATTATTTGGTTATAAATTTAACTAAATCTTTATTTAACATTAATAAATTAAATTTACTTGGATTAGTATTATAAATAGACTTTATCATTTGATAACAAATATCAGTTGTAAAGATATTTTCAGTTACCATTTTCCCTAATCTATCAATAATTGTTTTTTCAACTTTATTAGTTTTAGCAAACACTTCTAAATAATTAGCAACCCTAGTACCTAATGTTGAGGCAATATCTGCTCTATAATTTTTATCTTTACCAACTAATGACTTTAATGTATTTAAAACATATTTTTCGTCTTGTTCAAAGATATGTTCTGGTGAAATAATTTTATCTAGTTTATTATTAATAAACATTGTAAATAAACTTGCAAACTCATTACCAACACTACCCTCTCCAATCATTTGGATTAATGGTAATTGATCTTCAAACGATTTAATAGATGAAATAGAATTAAAAAACATTACTACACTACGTGCGTTAACATCTTTAGTAACTAATTCTGGGTGCATTAATAAGAAGTTAATACATCTACCATCCATTTGAGACTCTTCAGCCCATTTACCCCAACATTTAAGATCAAATTTTAGATTAGCAGATATAAATCGAGTTTTTTGAGCATTATCAATACTATTAACTAAATAATCTCCATTATCAGGATTTGAAGTTAATATAATATGCCAATCTTTAGGCAATTTCCAACTAATATACTGTTGACGATCAATTAATTCCATTACAGCTTGAATAAAACTAACATCAGCTCTATTCCAATCATCTAATAATAGAATACCACCTTTTTTCTTATCACTAATCCATTCAGGTGGACAATATCCCATTCTATTTTTTCCAGTTGAACTATAACCTAATTTTAGGTACTCATCAAACGCATTTTCATCAACCCAAGTTTTATTATCTTTTAATTCAACTTCAAATTGACGAATTGGATAACCTACTAAGTCACCAATTTCTTCAATTTGTGCTAAATTCAATTTAACAAAATCTAACCCATTTTCATTAGCTAATTGAACAATTGCTGATGTTTTACCTATTCCTGAATCACCTACTACTTCAGTTGATACTGGTGGTTTATTATTTTCTTGTAAATAACGATTGTTAACTACAATATGATTTAAAAAATCTTTTAATTCATTCACGTTTAGTGAAAGTGATTCTGTTTTAGAACTTGTTTTGCTTTTCGCCATAACTTTTATTTTTATTTATTTTACTTTTTAATATGATTAAATATAACATCTTTATTTAGTTGAGCCAAACATTACCTTAATATTAAATAACGTTTCATCGTATAATTTGAACTTTTTGTCCTGGAAAATCCGGTTTCATATCACCATTAGTAGTTATAACCCATAATACAGGTCTTATTGGTTTTGAAGCTGGTGGTGGACAATAACCATCA